TAATCGGTGATGTTAATGGCGTCCCAGCCAACGGAAGGTGGGTCATTACTGTGGTGAATGCGACCCAGTTTGATCTTCAGGCTTCGACGTTCTCCGGGTCATATACATCTGGTGGGTATGTCATTAACGATCCAAGCTTGCCCTACGGCTTCGATGAAGTGCCCAAGACAGGACCCCTTTGATGCCTAGATACGCTAGTAATGTACAAATTCCAAATTTGCCATCAGCCATCGCGTTGAATGGTACTGAACAGATTGAAATTGTCCAAGCTGGCGTTTCTAGTCGAACCACAACGCAGCAAATAGCAAACCTTCAAGGCGTTGGTCCCACTGGTCCTACTGGTCCCGGCTCTTCTGCTGGTGGCCCAACCGGACCTACTGGTAGCACCGGCCCCGCCGGTGCGGCATCAACAACCGCAGGCCCGACAGGGCCTACTGGTTCTACTGGTGCAAGCGTGACTGGCCCCACCGGCCCCACTGGTGCTGCATCAACAACCGTTGGCCCGACTGGCCCCACTGGTCCTACTGGCACTGCGTCCACCATTGCTGGTCCCACCGGGCCAACTGGTGTTTCGGGGGCCGTTGGTTCATCCGGCCCAACCGGCCCCACCGGGGCTGCATCTTCGGTCGCAGGCCCCACCGGGCCAACTGGGCAACAAGGTTTGCAGGGAACTATTGGTTCCACCGGCCCCACTGGCCCAACATCCACTGTTTCCGGCCCAACCGGGCCTACTGGCAGTACCGGCCCCACCGGGTCTACTGGCGCAACACCGGCAATTGGTGGATCAACAACACAAGTACAATACAATAATAGTGGCGCTTTTGCTGGGTCATCAAAATTTGTTTTTGATGGCACAAATATTGGCGTTGGTGGGGCCGCAGGCTCTAATAGCAATAATATTCAACCAACAACTTTTTATTCGCAAGGTCCGTCAAACTTAAGCGTTTTTCAAGGTTCTTCAGGAACGCCAAATACAACAAGTTTTAGCCCGTTGATATGGGCACAAAATTATGTGAAATATGATTATCCCGGTGATCCATATGCTCAAAGCATAGGCGGCATTTTTGCTGATGTTGAAGTAGTCAATGCTGCAACGCCCGGAACCCAAATTAATGGCACTTGGAATGCTATTTTGGGCAATTCTGTTAACAACGGCATAAATTGGGGCACGTCAACCTCTCAAAACTGGAGTACAAAAGGTTCCGCTATTGGCGTAACAGGCTTTGCTCGCGCTAATGGGTTTCCGGGTGATGGGCAAATTGTTACTGGGTTGTGGGGCTACCCGCAAGGCCCAACACTTGATGCAACAACCTATGCAAATCTTCCGTCTGGTGCCAATTGGTCTTTGTGTGGTTTGGAAGTAAACATCCAAATCAACCATCCAGATATTGGCGAACAATCTGTATTGGTTGGTCAGGGCAGTAGCGTTGGAACACTTTTGTCCAATTACAGAACGCCGGGCACGGGCGTGAAAGATTGGACATTTGGAGTTGCGCTTGTGGGCAACCTTAACGGTGGTTCATCCACAAATGTTGATAACTGGAACGGTTTTTATACCGGCTTGTTGATCGACAAAATTAAGGCCAAGGGTATTCGGTTCGGGCAATATTTCAAAACTGGCTCATATGGCATATGGTTTCCCGATTCCTACGCTGGATCGCAAGAACCAGCCGCCGCTATCTATATGGGTAACAATAAAATAAATATGGGCCAGTACACGGGAAGCACTTACAACAACCAAGATTTGTGGCATAACGGTGGGCAACTGTATTGGAAATATGGTGGAAACACATATCCCTTGATGCAAATGGCAAGCCCCTACACCGCAACTGTTACAGCAGTAAGCGGCTACATTCTTGTCAAAGATGATTCGGGAACTTTTAGAAAAGTGGCGGTGTTAACATGAATGTTGATCCCATGAAGATACTTGCGGAGCAAATTGGCGCTCTTGTTATAACAAATGCTAATTTGGTAGCTAAAATTGTTGCATTGGAGGCCCAGTTGGCTGAATTGCAAAAAGCTTCAAATGTGAGCAAGTAACTTGGCAAACTCCCAGATCCCAAATCTTCCCGCTGCAACCTCCCTTAACGGGACGGAACAGTTGGAGATTGTGCAGGCTGGGACATCTAGGCGTACAACGACTGGCGCTGTTTCAGGGTTAACACCCGGCCCGACCGGCCCCACTGGTGTGTCTGGGCCTACCGGACCCGCCGGGGTTACGGGACCCACGGGAAGTACAGGCCCCACCGGGGCGGCATCTACAGCAGCAGGACCTACAGGTTCCACGGGCGCTACCGGCCCGACCGGCCCTACTGGTGCTAATTCTACCGTAGCTGGGCCTACTGGCACGACTGGTGCCACCGGCCCCACCGGGCCTAATTCCACTGTTGCTGGACCTACAGGACCCACCGGGCCACAGGGGCAGCTAGGTTCCACCGGGCCAACTGGGCCTACTGGTACGGCATCTACAGTTCCGGGGCCTACTGGGCCTACTGGACAGCAAGGCTTGCAAGGAACCATTGGGTCTACGGGACCTACGGGTCCAACATCAACGGTATCTGGACCTACGGGTCCTACAGGGCCTAGCGTTACTGGGCCAACTGGTTCTGCATCAACTGTTCCCGGTCCTACGGGTCCGACTGGGCAATCTGGGAATGTTGGCCCAACCGGCCCTACCGGCACAACCGGCCCCAGTATCACGGGACCAACTGGTCCAGCTTCTACTGTTGCAGGGCCGACTGGCCCGACCGGAAGTCCGGGTTATGTTGGTTTGGACGGCCCGACCGGCCCCACTGGGCCTACGGGTGCTGACTCAACGGTTCCCGGCCCCACCGGACCCACCGGACCCACCGGCGCGGCTTCGACAGTAGTTGGACCAACCGGGCCTACGGGAACCGCCGGAATTAATGGGCCAACCGGACCCACGGGCGCTGCTTCAACTGTAGCCGGGCCAACTGGCCCGACTGGTCCTACTGGTGCGGTTTCGACTACGCCCGGCCCTACTGGTCCCACAGGCCCCACAGGAACGCCCGGCACATCCTCAAACCTATTTCTATACTTTGCGAACACTGGCGCAACGTCTGGCTACCCCGGCGATGGCGACATCCTTTGGAACAACGCCACCCAGACCAGCGCCACGCAGCTTAACGTCAGCCACCTGACTGACAACAATATCGACATTGATATTTTCTTGTCGCTTCTTTCGGCAGGAGAGCAGATTGTCGTCCAGAGCCAAACAGCCAGCACCAGCTACCAGACTTGGACGATTTCTGGCGCCCCAACCAACGTAAATCCCGGTGCGGCTAACTCATACTGGACCTTTCCTGTCACCTTGGCGGGTTCTGGCGGTGCGGGGACAACAGGATTTGCAAACGGCGCGGCACTATTTTTGGCGCTTGTGAGCGGCGTCAGCGGGCCGACTGGGCCTGCTGGCCCCACTGGCCCCACAGGAGCGGCTTCTACGACTCCCGGACCCACTGGGCCAACTGGGGCAGCATCTACGGCAGCCGGGCCTACAGGGCCTACAGGGCCTACGGGAGCGGGTGGCACCGGCCCGACCGGCCCGACCGGCGATGCCGCCGTGGCATCCTACACCCGCACCAGTTTCACTTCTACGGCGGGGCAAACAACCTTCACGGTCTCCTATACCGTTGGCTACGTTCAGGTTTACCTGAATGGCGTGTTCCTCAATGGGTCAGATTACACAGCCACAAACGGAACATCTATTGTTTTGGCAACGGCGGCCTCGCTGAATGACATCATTGAAGTTGTCGCCATCAACGTCAATACGTTTGGGCAAGGTCCGGTAGGTCCGACCGGCACTGCTGGCGCAACCGGCCCCACAGGCCCTGCATATACAATCTTTCAAGCTGTGCAGACGGCCAGCTTTACTGCCGTTTCAGGAAATGGCTACCCTGTTAACACCACATCTGGCGCAATAACGGTCACGCTTCCTGCAAGCCCATCTGCGGGCAACATTGTCCAAATTACGGATTATGCGGGAACATTTGGAACCAATTACTGCACCCTAAACCCAAATGGCGGCAAAATTAACGGCATTTCTGCAAATGCTTACCTCTCCACAAGCCGGGGCAGCGTTTCTCTTATCTACGTTGACTCAACGCAGGGCTGGCTTGGATACTGGTCCTTCAACCAATCCTCCATCTCCCAAGTATCCACATACCTTATTGTGGCTGGTGGAGGCGGCGCATCCCAAGGAGGCGGCGGCGCGGGTGGCCTTCTGACAGGAACCATTGGGCTCAACACTGGAACTACTTACACTGTCACTGTTGGCGCTGGCGGGGCTGGCGGTGCAGGCAGTGGCACCACTGGGACCAGTGGAGGAACATCTTCTATCACTACATTGACTGCCGCCGTTGGTGGCGGTGGCGGCGGCGGCGGGGCCAACGGTGTCGCAGGCGGTTCTGGTGGCGGTGGCGGTGCCGGTGGTGGCATAACAAGAACGGGTGGCGCAGGAACATCTGGACAAGGTTCTGCCGGTGGCGGTAACGGCGCTTTCGCAGGATCACAGCCTGCTGGTGGTGGTGGCGGCGCTGGCGCTGTTGGTGGCACGGCTACAAGCACTACGGTGGCTGGTGCTGGTGGCGCGGGTCTGTCTTCTTCAATCACTGGGTCTGCGCTTGATTATGCTGGCGGCGGCGGCGGTGGAGTATATGCCACTGGCGGAACCGCTGGCGCTGGTGGGTCAGGTGGTGGTGGTGCTGGTTCTTCAAACACAGCCAATGGCACCGCCGGAACTGTAAACACGGGCGGCGGTGGCGGTGGAACCGGGAATAATTACACAGGCGGCGCTGGCGGCTCTGGCGTTGTCATCCTTTCAGTTCCAACCGCAGTTTACACAGGCACTGTCACCGGCTCGCCCACTGTAACCACGTCAGGGTCATTCACCATCATCAAGTTCACCGCATCAGGGAGCTACACGGCATGACCATTGCTCGCAATATATCAGTGATGGCTCAGGGCGCTAGTTCTGCGGGCATTTTAAGTTCCGCATATGGTGGCTCTACCGTTTGGCAATCAGTTCAGACTGGCAACTTTACCGCTGTGGCTGGGAACGCTTATCCTGTTAACACCACATCTGGCGCAATAACAATCACGCTCCCTGCAAGTCCTTCTGCGGGTAACATTCTACAGTTTACGGATTATGCAGGCACTTGGGGGGCCAACGCCGTAACTGTAAGCCCGAACGGCAACAAGATTAATAGCTCTACAGCAAACATCACACTCTCAATCTCAAGGGAAAGTGTGGCTATCGTTTACATTGATTCAACGCAAGGTTGGATCGCTTATTCTGGCTTTGTGCAAAACCCAACAACAATCCCCGTTAACTATCTGGTTGTTGCTGGTGGCGGCGGCGGCGGTGGAAGCGCCATAAATGGTGGCGCAGCAGGCGGCGGCGGCGCGGGGGGGCTTCTCACCGGCACAGTTCCGTTATCTTCTGGCGTCACATATACGGTTACGGTTGGCGGCGGCGGCTCTGGCGGCGCAGGCGGAACCGTACCAACTGTCGGAGTCAACTCTTCCATATCTGGGTCCACAATAACCACGTTGACTTCTACGGGTGGCGGATATGGTGGATATTGGCCTACCAACGCTTCCATTGGTCAGCCTGCGGCTGGCGGCTCTGGGGGTGGGTCTGGGGGACAACTCAGCGGCACTGGAACGGGCGCTGCCGGAACGTCGGGCCAAGGATTTAAGGGCGGCAACTCTACGGCGCTGTCTTCCGGCGGCACTTCGGGCGGCGGCGGCGGGGCCGGGGCTGTCGGCGTTAATGCCGTATCCTCTGGCGTTGCGGGCGCTGGCGGCGCAGGAATTACCTCTCTTATTACAGGCACTTCTACCACTTACGCTGGCGGCGGCGGTGGTGGCATGTACACTGGAGGAACATCCGGTGCTGGTGGGTCAGGTGGTGGCGGTGCCGGTAAAACAGGTGGCGGCACAGGCACTGCCGGAACAGTAAATACGGGCGGCGGTGGCGGTGGGTGCGGTGCAACTGTCGCCCTGATTGGAACTGGGGGCGCTGGTGGTTCTGGAGTTGTTATCCTGTCTATTCCAACTGCCAATTACACCGGGACCACTACCGGATCTCCAACCGTAACCGTAAATAGCACAAACACCATCCTGACCTTTACAGCTTCTGGGAGCTACACGGCATGAGCCACTTTGCAAAAGTTTGCGACGGGAAAGTAGTCAACGTCATCGTTGCGGAGCAAGAGTTCTTCGACACGTTTATTGATAGTACGCCCGGCCAATGGATTAAAACCAGCTACAACACCCGTGGCGGTGTTCATTATGGCCCAGATGGCCTGCCTGATGGGGGCGTGGCCCTGCGCGGCAACTACGCTGGGCTTGGGCATTTTTACGACGCTGCAAACGATGTTTTTTACGCCCCGCAGCCATATCCATCATGGGTATTGAACCAATCTACATGGTCTTGGGATGCCCCGGTAGCGTACCCCGATGATGGGGAGGCGTATAATTGGGATGAGTCGGCAAAGGCGTGGTCAAAAATTTAATCTTCTTCATGTTCTAGGGGGAACCATGAAAATCTGCGTTTATGCAATCAGCAAGAACGAAGCGCATTTCGTGCAAAGATTTTGCGAATCGGCTAAAGATGCAGACCTAATTCTTATCGCGGACACGGGGTCTACAGATGGTCTTCCAGAAGAAGCTGCACGTCATGGAGCGACTGTGCATCACATTAGCATTAGCCCTTGGCGCTTTGACTTGGCGCGCAACAGTGCTTTGGCACTTGTGCCGCGAGACATGGATGTCTGCATCAGCTTGGATATTGACGAAGTTCTTCAACCGGGATGGCGCGAGGAAATAGAGCGTGTCTGGATCAAAGGACAGACCACCCGCCTCCGTTATATGTTTGATTGGGGCTGCGGCATCGCGTTCTACTATGAAAAAATCCACGCCAGAAACGGCTATATGTGGCACCATCCCTGCCACGAATATCCTGTACCTGACGGACGTATTACGGAAGTCTGGGCGCAAACGGACTTCCTCTTGGCGGTCCACAAACCAGACCCGACCAAATCGCGCGGACAGTACATGGATTTATTGGAGCTTTCTGTAAAGGAAGACCCCCAGTGCCCCCGCAATGCCTTTTACTATGCCCGTGAGTTAAGCTTTCACTCCCGCTGGTTGGAGGCTATTGAAGCTTGCAAAAACTATCTCAAGCTTCCCCGTGCAACATGGGGGAATGAGCGATGCTATGCGTACCGTGTGATGGGACGTTGCTACAATGAAGTTGGGCAATCTTTCGAAGCAGAAAAAGCTTTTCAAATGGCAGCATCTGAGGCCCCCAATACACGGGAGCCTTGGTGTGAACTTGCTATGCTTATGTACAGGCAGTCCCGCTGGGAGGAATGCTTCGCCTATGCCATGAGAACCTTGCGAATCACCGACCGGGAAAAGGTGTATACTTGCGATCCCGAAGTGTGGGGTTACAAAGCCCATGATTTAGCTAGTATATCCGCATATCATCTTGGCTTGTTAAGTATTGCTCTTGAGCAAGCAAAAAAAGCATCAGAAATGTCACCGGACGATCTTCGTCTTTCGGGCAATGTGGTGTATATTCAAGATAAGATTACTGGCTCTCAGGTAGGTTGCGATGGACCCCCAGATGTTGTTTAACCTTGCTGCCGGGCTAATTGTTGGCGGCATTGGTTGGTTTGCCCGCCAGATTTGGGACGCGGTTCAAAAGCTTCGGGCAGACCTTCATTCATTGGAGGTAGACCTACCAAAAACATACGTTAGCAAGACGGAATACGGTGAAGATTTCAAGGAAATCAAAGAGATATGCCGCCAAATCTTTGAAAAACTTAGCAGTTTAGAGCAACGCAAAGCAGACAGATAGGGATTTCACCATGTTGGCAAGCCGCGAAGCATTAGACATTATCAAAGAGTTTGAAGGTTGCCGCCTTGCTGCTTACCCTGATCCCGGCACGGGCGGGGCTCCTTGGACCATTGGGTATGGACATACCAAGGGCGTTTCACGCGGGATGCTGATAACGCAACAACAAGCCGAAGACTTTCTTCACATTGATATTTTGGAATTTGAAAAGGGCGTTGATGAGCTAGTCAAAGTTGGGCTTAAGCAGCACCAATTTGATGCTCTGGTGTCTTTTGCGTTCAACTGCGGCATTGGCAATCTTCGGTCATCTACCCTCTTGAAGATGGTCAATGCTGGCAATTTCGATGCTGTCCCGGCTCAATTTATGCGGTGGACGCGGGCGGCTGGCAAAGAACTTCCCGGCCTTGTTCGCCGCCGCCGTGCGGAAGCCGCTCTGTGGCGTGGTGTCGATGAAGCAGCCAAGGTAGACCATAACGAATCAGCCTCCAAGCCGGATGCCCTGCCTCCCGCCAAGACTATGGCGGATAGCAAGCAAGGAAATGCCGCGTTTGTCACAGGTGAGTTGGTAGTCATGGGAGCTGCAAAGGAAGCTAACACACAAGCAAAAGACGCAAAGGACATGATTGATATACTTACCGCAATCGAGTC